TGAATCAACGCAGCGTAAAGTCACTTGGACGCCGCCGCAGGTGCTTCCTTCACCCAAGGAGCAGCCCGGTTGGGTATTTAGGTGGATCCGGACCAGTTTGATGGGTACATCAGACCCAACGAATACGTCCGCAAAACTCCGTGAGGGTTGGGAGCCTTGTAGGGCCGAAGACCACCCGGAGTTGATGCTACAGGCTGATCCGAACTCCCGCTTCAAGGGAAATGTCGAGATCGGCGGGCTGTTGTTGTGCAAGGCCCCTGAAGAGATGATGAACCAGCGTAACGATTTTTATCTCAAGCAGGCTCACTCTCAGATGGAAGCCGTGGACAACAACTTTATGCGCCAGAACGATGCCCGTATGCCGCTCTTCAACGAGAAGCGTACGACCACCTCGTTCGGGCGTGGCGGTAAATAAATTCATCTTTTAGGAGTATCAAATGGCTTATCCCACTGTTGATGCCCCTTACGGACTTAAGCCGGTCAATTTGGTCGGCGGCCTTCCGTTTGCGGGTGCTACTCGACAGATTCCGATTGGGAACGCGTACGGCACTGCCATCTATAACGGCGATGTCGTGCAGCTTAACTCGTCGGGAAATGTCATCATCACGACCCTTCAGAATCAGGCCACCAACTCGGTTGCCGGTGTGATCGGCGTGTTCCTTGGCTGTTCCTACACGAACCCGGCTACGAAGCAGAAGCTCTTCTCGCAGTACTATCCGGGCGCTGTTACGGCTGACGACATCACGGCGTATGTTTCGGATGACCCGAACGCGCTGTACCGTGTTGTCAACGTGACCAGCAACGTGGCGGACAGCACGTCGGGCGGTCTTCTCCCGGCGTACATCAGCCGTGCCAACTCGTTCGGCACGAACGCGGAACTCGTTCTCAACACGGGTTCTTCGACGACTGGCAACAGCCGTATGGGCGTGTTCATCAACAACGTTGCGACCTCGCTGCCGCTTCGCGTTGTGGACATCGTTACCGATTCGGTCAATACCAGCGGCAACTTTGTTGAGTTCATCGTGAAGTTCAACGCGACTTACCACGCGTATAACAACACGGCTGGCACCTAATAGGGAGTTCTAAGAAATGGCTATTTCACGTGCACAACTTCTTAAGGAGCTGCTGCCCGGCCTGAACGCCCTGTTCGGTCTGGAGTACAAGCAGTACGGTGAGGAGCACAAGGAGATCTACGAGACTGAGACCTCCGAGCGTTCCTTTGAAGAAGAGACGAAGCTGAGCGGGTTCTCCGCTGCCCCGGTTAAGCCCGAGGGTCAGGCCATTGCGTACGATAACGCGCAGGAAGCTTGGACGGCTCGTTACAACCACGAGACGATTGCTCTCGGCTTCTCCATCACGGAAGAGGCGGTAGAGGACAATCTGTACGATTCGCTCAGCAAGCGCTATACCAAGGGTCTGGCGCGGGCGATGGCGTACACGAAGCAGGTCAAGGCTGCTGCGGTGCTGAACAACGCGTTTGCTGCCGGTGTGACCGGTGGTGACGGGGTGTCGCTCTGCAATGCCAACCACCCGCTCGTCTCTGGCGGTGTCAACAGCAACCGTCTGACGGCGGCTGACCTCAACGAGACTTCGCTTGAGGCGGCAGTGATTCAGATTGCGGGTTGGACCGACGAACGCGGTCTGCTCATTGCTGCGAAGCCCCGCAAGCTCATCGTCCCCCCGGCTCTGATGTTCGTCGCCAAGCGCCTCCTTGACACGGAACTCCGTGTTTCGACCGCTGACAACGACATCAACGCCCTCAAGGCGATGGGTTCGATCCCGGAAGGCTACACGGTCAACCACTTCCTGACTGATCCGAATGGCTGGTTCCTCCGAACCGACGTTCCGAACGGTCTGAAGCACTTTGTCCGTACGCCGCTGGCGAATTCCATGGATGGTGATTTCGACACGGGCAACGTCCGTTACAAGAGCCGTGAGCGTTATAGCTTCGGCTGGTCGGACCCGCTCGGCATCTTTGGTTCGCCGGGTTCGTCCTGATAAATCAGGCATTTGCGCTGATTGGGAGGGGGGCTTCGGCCCCCCTTCTTTTTGTCTTGACCTAGAGAATCTTGCCAAGTCAAATCAGCTTGTTGACACCCCTTTTGATTCGGCGTATACAGATTCTGATTCCGGGGTAATTCCAGCGTAGCAGACAGACCCGGCTGACGACATGCAGACTGCTACGCTACTTGCATGTAAGGAGCATTTGTAATGGCGAATACTACGTTCTCCGGCCCGGTTCGTTCACAGAACGGCTTCCAGTCCATCAGCATCGACAGCACCACGGGTGCTGTGACCGTCAACTCGTCCTTCGGGACTGATGTGGTGCTTGGCACCCAGTCGCTCTCGGGCGCTGGCGCGGTAGATGTCACCAACGCGTTCACCTCGCTCACCACGTCTGGTTTGTCGCAGGCCCTGACGCTTGCCAACGGCACGGTTGGCGAACTCAAGTACATCGTTCACGCGGTTGACGGCGGTTCGGCGGTGCTCACCCCGACCACGAAGATTGGCTTCAGCACGGTTACGTTTGCTGCGGTTGGCGACAGCGTGACCCTGATCTACACCTCGGCTGGCTGGGCGATCCTCGCGTCGTACAACGTCACCATCGCCTAATAGGAGCCTCTAAATGGCTATGCAAACTGATGTATTAGCCAGTGGAGTGCGGACGACGGATGGGCAGTTGCAGGATCAAGCCGGGAATGATCTCGGTCGGACCCGCGTAAAAGCCATCTATATCATCCCCGCCGCTGGTGCAGGCAGTGTGGTTTTCAAGGAC